AAGCAGCTCCCGCCATGCCCGACGGAACCCCGGTTTCGTACGATCAGGGTGGTACGCTGTACATCAGCCGATTCATTTATCAGATCTACGGCCTGGCATATGCCCTGACCAAGGTTCTGATGGAAGACGGCGATCACATCCGTATCGGCAGCACCTTCGCCAAGCACCTTGCTCAGTCGATGATTGAGACCAAGGAGACGCTTTGCGCTAACCTGTTGAACTTTGCCTTCACAGCTGGTTACACCGGCGGCGACGGCGTCACGCTCGTTAACACCGCTCACCCGGTAGCTAACGGCTTGACCTACAGCAACGCGCTCAGCACCGCAGCTAACCTGTCCCAGACCTCGGTTGAGCAGATGCTCATCCAGATCCGTTCCGCCATTGACAACAACGGCAAACGTATCCGTCTGAAGGCAGAGCAGCTGGTTGTTCCTCCCGCGCTCGAGTTCCAGGCTGAGGTTATCCTCAAGTCTGTTCTCCGCTCCGGAACCGCTGACAACGACCTGAACCCGATCAAGTCAACTGGTATGCTCCCGAAGGGTACGCACGTCGTAACCCGTCTGAGCTCCAGCAAGGCGTGGTGGGTACAGACCGACGCAGAGAATGGTCTCATGCTCGTAATGCGCCGTCCCATGGAGAAATCCATGGAGGGTGACTTCGAGACTGACTCCATGCGCTACAAGGCCACCGAGCGCTACGCGACCGGCTGGCACGATGCCCGTAACATCTACGGCACCGCAGGCGTCTAAGCAGTCTAGCAGCAAGAAGAGCCCCAGAGTGACCCTCTGGGGCTTTTTTATTGATTTTTGTGCATAGGTAGTCATAGGAAGATTTGCCCCGTCTGACCGCCCCTCTCTTCCTGGCGGACGGCTTAGCGACAGCCGGGGAAACCTCTAAGCAAGGAAAATAACATGTCAACGACATTTACCGGCCCAATTCGGATCGGCACACGCCAAACCACCAGCAACGACGGCACCATTTCCACCAGCAACTACGGCGCGGCAGTATGCTCACGCCAGGTAGCGATCGTGGCAGGTGCAGCAGCAACCATCGTAATCCCCGCAGGATCTATCATTCACAGCATCACCGCCTACCTAAACGTGGTCGGCGCAGCGTCACGCGCGGTGTCAATCGTTGGCGGTGGCACCACAACCGCAGTTGGAACGATCACAACCACAGCTCTTGGACAGATCTCTGCCACGCTGACAGGCTCCGCAGCCGTCGCTAACCGCCTCGCCAACGTCGGAACGTCAGACGTTACGGTTACGCTGGCATCTGAGGCAGCCTCTGCCGGGGTTCTTTCCGTGGTTTACACAGACCGCAACTCTGACGGCACGATCACCCCGACGGGCGAAGGCTTCACTAACAACTAATTGGAGAACCATCATGCGTCAAACAACCGTGACCGCTGATGGGACCGGAGCCACCCCCGCGGTGGTTCTGGATCAGTACCAGAACCCGTTCAGCGTCTCGTACGTGAAGACGGGATCTGGTACCGTCCAGGTCTCTCTTACCGACCCGTATCCCGTTGTAAACGGCGACTTCACAACCGCCTCCTTCACCTGGGTAACAGCCCCAACAACGTCCCCCAACGCCGCCGGTTTTATTGGGCAGCCGTACCGAGCCATTCGCCTTTCAGGTGGCGCCGAGGATGACACGCTCACCGTGGTCCAGTCCGGTGTCAAGGGCTAGTAGTGTCCGTATACCTCGACACCAGGGGTAATTCAGTCCTGTCCGTGGCGATCTGCGATCGCTGCAACAGGAAGTTCCCCTATGTTGACCTCAAACCCGATCCCAACTTCCCTGGGATGCGGGTTTGTGATGTCGACCTTGACAAGTTTGACCCGTGGCGATTGCCAGCGATCCAAACTGAAAACATCGCGCTTCGTTTCCCGCGCCCCGATCAGAGCGTCGCAACAGGACCCGTCGGAGGTGATGAGCTTCAATTGGAAGGCTACATGGGCGGCGCTAGCGAATCGATCTCAATTGATCTAACACCAGAACAGCAGCGCACCTCGGGCGAGTCTGGTAACCTAAAAGAATAAAATCATGTCCGATCGTTCCATATCACAATTACCAGTCGCGGGAGCACTAACCGGGGACGAGCTAACCGTTGTCGTCCAAAACGGCATATCAAAGCAAACACAGCTCCAGGACATATCAAACCTTGGCGGTCCAACCGGACCAACCGGGGCAATTGGTCCTACGGGACCGACCGGCTGGACTGGTCCCACGGGCGCTACCGCTGACACAGGCCCAACGGGGCCCACCGGAGATACCGGACCAACCGGGCCAACCGGACCCGCGGGAGGACCCACGGGCCCCTCTGGAGCCACAGGGCCCACCGGCGCCACGGGGCCCACTGGCCCAACGGGGGACACCGGCGCCGCCGGGGACGTGTACTCTACGACCTCCTCTAGCTCTCTGGTAATAAGCGTCGGCATAAAATCATTTGTTGTGGGGCAGGGGCTTGCTTACATACCAGGCCAGCAAATTGTTATTGCTTTTGATGCAAACAATTTAATGAACGGCTCCGTTGACACATATAATTCGTCAACCGGGGCTATGACATCAACGGTGACATCGGTTACCGGATCCGGCGCGTACGGGGCATGGTCTGTTAGCCTATCCGGCACGCCGGGACCAATAGGGCCAACCGGATCTACTGGTGCGACTGGAGCGACCGGAGCGACCGGTGCTACAGGACCAACCGGATCTACGGGCGCTACAGGAGCCACTGGTAATACAGGCGCTACCGGAGCAACAGGCGCTACCGGAGCAACAGGCGCTACCGGAGCAACAGGCGCTACCGGAGCAACAGGAGACACAGGACCCACCGGAGCCACAGGCTCGACCGGAGCAACCGGAGCCACAGGCTCGACCGGAGCAACCGGAGCCACAGGCTCGACCGGGGCAACAGGCGCTACCGGCGCCACAGGAGATACAGGACCCACCGGAGCCACAGGCTCGACCGGAGCAACCGGTGCCACTGGAGACACAGGACCCACCGGCGCCACTGGAGACACAGGACCCACCGGCGCCACTGGAGACACAGGACCCACCGGCGCCACTGGAGCGACAGGGAATACGGGGCCCACAGGACCGCAAGGTTCGTCCTCTAGCTTTTTTTCTTATTTTGCAAAAACAACCACAACAAGTGGAGCTCCCGGCAACACGTTCGTCATCTGGGATAATGCAACCCAAGAAGACGCAACACTGATCAGCATAAGCCACATAACCGCGAACGGGATTGACGTCGACATTTTCTTGGCCACGTTGCAAGAAACAGAGACAATTATTATCCAAGATTCGGCGGACAGCTTTAACTTCCAGAGCTGGCAAATATCTGGCCCTCCCTCCGGGCAGATTGGTTACTGGGAGGTGCCGGTTACGCTTATCTCGTCCCAGGGAACGGGACAAACAAACTTTCCAAATAATCAGAGCATTGTTGTCGCGCTTGTCAGCGGCGTACAGGGCGACACGGGACCGCAAGGACCCACCGGAGCCACAGGCGCTACGGGTGCTACGGGTGCTACGGGTGCTACGGGGCCGACCGGTGATACCGGGCCGACCGGTGATACCGGGCCAACTGGCGATACCGGGCCAACTGGTGCCGGCGACACAGGACCAACTGGTCCCACCGGAGCGACCGGGGCAACCGGGGACACAGGGCCCACGGGAGCTACCGGAGCAACGGGGGCAACCGGGGACACAGGGCCCACGGGGGACACAGGACCAACGGGGGACACAGGACCAACAGGCCCCACGGGCGCTGGCGACACCGGGCCCACCGGACCGACGGGCGCAACAGGGGCCACTGGAGCAACAGGAGCCACTGGAGCAACGGGGGCCACTGGAGCAACAGGAGCCACTGGAGACACAGGGCCTACCGGACCAACGGGTGCCACTGGCGCAACAGGGGCCACCGGAGACACAGGTCCAACCGGGGCCGCAGGTGCCACGGGAGCTACCGGGGACACGGGGCCGACAGGCGCCACTGGAGACACAGGACCAACCGGAGCAACCGGAGCCACCGGCGCTACGGGCGCAACTGGTGACACAGGACCAACGGGGGACACTGGGGCAACCGGCGCAACAGGTGCCACGGGTGACACAGGACCCACTGGTGCCACGGGTGACACAGGACCAACCGGGGCTACTGGTGCGACGGGTGACACCGGGCCAACCGGGCCACAGGGCGCCTCATCAAGCTTCTTCCCGTACAAGGCAAAGACGACGATCACCACCGGCGACCCGGGCAGCCAGTACCTGATCTGGAACAACGCGACGCAGATCAGCTCAACGCAGATCAACATCAGCCACATCGACAGCGATGGCGTTGACATTGACATTTTCTTGGCGACGCTCCAGGCGACCGAGACAATTGTAATACAGGACTCAACGCTCAGCGACAACTACCAGACCTGGGAGATCAGCGCGACCCCGACAATGCAAACCGGGTACATTGAGGTACCGGTGACGCTGATCACCTCCGGCGGAACGGGCACGACAAACTTTGCGAACAATCACACGCTGTTCTTGGCAATAGTCAGCGGCGTTGTGGGCCCAACTGGGCCAACGGGACCCACGGGCGCAACCGGTGCGACCGGAGCGACAGGTGCAACGGGCGACACCGGGCCCACCGGAGCAACCGGAGCAACCGGAGCAACCGGAGCAACTGGTGCCACCGGAGCAACTGGTGCCACCGGGCCCACCGGAGCAACCGGCGCGACAGGAGCTACAGGGGACACAGGGCCTACTGGTGCGACGGGTGACACCGGGCCAACAGGACCCGCGGGCGCGACAGGAGCTACAGGGGACACAGGGCCTACCGGACCAACGGGTGCCACTGGCGCTACAGGAGCCACTGGCGCTACAGGAGCCACTGGCGCTACAGGTGCCACGGGTGCGACGGGACCCACCGGCGCCACGGGGGACACAGGACCAACCGGAGCCACAGGGGCCACGGGGGCCACCGGACCGACCGGCGCCACTGGCGCTACGGGTGCGACGGGCGCCACAGGGGCCACGGGGGCCACTGGTCCCACCGGAGACACGGGACCCACAGGGCCAACCGGACCCAGCGGCACCGGGCCAACTGGCCCAACTGGAGCCACGGGACCCACCGGACCCGCGGGCACCGGGGGCGGCGGTCAGATGGAGGGCAGCGCGGCTAACAGGGCAATCTTCTGGAACGCGCAGTCTATTGCCGAAAACATTACGATCATAAGCACCCACAATGACTTCTCGGTGGGCCCGATAACGATCGACAACGGGTTCTCGGTGACCGTGGACACCGGCGGACGATGGGTGGTATTCTAATATGGCTATTACGATAAGCGGCGGCAGCGCGGGGAGCACGAGTCTGGTCGGTAATGACGGCGGTGCTGAGTTTGACAACGCAACAGGGGCCCTGACTGTCCCCATAGGCACCACAGCCGAACGGCCGGGGACCCCGGCAACGGGGATGCTGCGTTTTAATAGCACGGACTCCCAGATAGAGGTTTACGCCGGATCTGCTTGGAACCCCGCCGGAACAGTAGGACCCACCGGGCCAACCGGACCCGCGGGAGGGCCCACGGGGCCAACGGGGGCTACAGGAGCAACTGGCGCGACCGGGGCTACAGGGGCAACTGGCGCGACCGGGGCTACAGGAGCCACCGGAGCCACAGGAGACACAGGACCAACCGGGGCCACAGGAGCGACCGGGGACACGGGGCCGACAGGGCCCACAGGTCCAACGGGTCCTGGGTCGGTGACATCTGTCGCGCTCAGCGGCACGAATATATCAATTGACAGCGGCTCTCCGATCACCACGAGCGGCACCATCGCAATATCAATACCCCAAGCGGTTGGCACGTCATCAAACGTGCAATTTGGATCCTTGGGTGTTGGCACCGCCGCATCTGGAACATCGGGCGAGATACGCGCGACGAACAACATAACCGCGTACTACTCGTCGGATGTTAAGTTTAAGGAGAGCATCGAGCCAATCCAGGACGCGCTCGGCAAGGTTCTGGCGATTGGTGGCAAGACATTTAGCTGGACAGATGAATACATTAAACACCACGGGGGTGAGGATGGTTACTTCGTTCGTAAGCAAGACTTTGGAGTTATTGCGCAAGACGTGGAAAAGGTTTTTCCGTTAGCCGTGCGCTCCAGGGATGATGGGTCCCTCGCCGTGGACTACGAGAAGCTCGTGTCCCTGGCCTTTGCGGCGATCGTTGAGCTAAACAGTAAGATTGACAAGGCCAAGTAAGCAATGGCACTCCCAGCGTCGGGCCCCCTATCATTCAGCCAGATAAACACCGAGTTCGGCCTGGGCACGGCCATGAGCGCGTACCGCGGAGCGACGTACTACATTGGGTCGACATCCGGAACGTTCCCGTCCACAAACTTAACGTTTAATAACTTTTATAGCACGGCCCCGACAAGCGCAACATCGGGGGTTTTCTTATTTTCAAATGGTAGCACGCCTTTCTTTAGCGCGTATCAGTGGTCTAGCTCCGGTTTTGGGAGCAAGCTCTCAGACCCATCTTCGTTACCCCCGGGTGGTGTTAGCGAGCTCGCTGTTAACGCAGATCGGACGGCGGTTATGACGGGGCACGCATTTAGCCCCTGGATTACAGCTTACGCTTGGAGTTCCTCGGGTTTTGGGAGCAAGTACTCAAACCCATCCTCGCTGCCGGGCGGAACTCAAAATGGGGTGGCGTTTTCTCCGGATCAGCTCTCCGTTGGGGTTGCTATAACGGCCTCCCCCTATATTTACACGTACCGTTGGACGAACGCCTCGGGATTTGGCACCAGAAATTCTAACCCGGGCACGGGGGCGGTGGGCGCCGGGCTTAGCATTACGTTTAGCAACAATTCCGGGAGTGTTCTTTTGGGTCAGAACACCACCCCATTTTTGCACGCGTGGGATTACACGGGCACGTCTTACGGAACAAGACGGTCTGCATCCGCGACCAGCAACAGGCTGTCGGTGAGTTTTTCTAGTAGCGGCAACGACGTGGTAACGGCAGGAACAAGCTCAAACTATACAGCCGCTTGGCCCTGGACCGGGACATCCTTCGGCACTAGGTACTCCGCGCCGAGCTACATAGCGTCTACAGGCACCGCAAACTCCGCCAGGTTCTCCCCCAACGACCAGAACGTCGCACTCGCGCATGGTTCCTCCAACCCAACCACCAACCCCTACTTTCTCTCGGCGTGGCCCTGGAGTTCGGGGTACGGGACTAGGTACTCAGATGTAAGCATGTCGGGGTTGACCGATGGCAATAGTTGCGCTTGGACGCCAACGAATGATACGATTGCGCTAGCATCTCAGTCGAGCCCGTACGCTAACGCGTTCGCGTTTACTGGGGGATCCGGGTTTGGTAGCAAGTTCGCCAACCCCGGAACGTTGCCGACGTCGTTATCGCCGTTTGTTATATTTATCGCAAACTAGACACATAATTTTTTGGAGAAAGAAAAATGTCATTTTACACCATAAACCAGAGCGCTAAACTAGAGGCTGTCGCGGACAACGCGTTTCATCGGGAGCACGAGATATTCGCGTACGATTTGAACATAGAAAACTACGAGGCAATTCTTGCGGCGATGCCACAAGAGGATTGGCCCGCAGAGCTCGTGCAGTACAAGGACGCGACGCTTGACCTTGTCCCAGACGACCTTGACCAGGTTGTCAGTCAGTACCAGTACCGGGATCGTATCCGTTTCTTAATAAAGACCGAGCGCGCGGAGAGAGCCAAGTCCTTTGCGGTCTACCAAGCTCTTATCAGTCAAATACCGGAGAGCGACCGCGAGCAGACGCTTTTGCAAGCCAAGCAACGGGCTGAGGCTCGAATCGCCACAACATCGGCACAGTAAGGAGATAACATGGCAATCGCACTCGACGGGGGCTCGACGAGCTTCACATCCACGCTGACAGCGTCACCCAGTTCAAACCGGACGGTGACGGTGCCAGACTCAACCTTCACCATCGCGGGCACGGGGATCGCGCAGACCTTCACCGCGCTACAGACCTTTGCGGGGACGAGCAGCGTCGCGGCGCAGAAGACCTCCAACATCAAGGAGGTCGCCACCGTCTCAGCCACCGCGGCGACTGGCACGATCAACTTTGATATCACCACGCAGTCCGTGCTCTACTACACCACGAACGCGTCCGCTAACTTCACGGTGAACATTCGCGCGTCCAGCGGATCCACGCTGAACTCGATCATGTCAACCGGGGAGTGCATGACCATCGCCTTCTTGGTGACGAACGGGGCCACCGCGTACTACAACTCCGCGGTTCAGGTGGACGGGTCCTCGGTCACACCAAAGTGGCAGGGCGGCACCGCGCCAACCGCGGGCAATGCGAGCTCAATCGACGTGTACGCGTACACGGTGATCAAGACCGCGAACGCCACGTTCAT